AATGTTTCCTGACCCTTCATGCCAAACAACAAGGAATATTTGCTCATCATCATCCCAAGCTATCTTGTAACAACCTTCTTTAGCAAGAAGATTACCTAAAATACGAGTTCCACCGTTAAACGCTGGATATAAACTTTCATTTATACTTCCACTAGAATCAACAGTTACACTATTTATTTGCATCCAAAGTTCATCACTATTCGTAGCAGTTGATAAATAACACATCTTATCAACTGACGCACACCAAACAGCTTCTACTACTTCCATTTCTGCTGCTTTTCTGTATAGAAAGGTGCCTTTAGTAGGACTGCTTGTTTGTGTAATTGTTTCTGAGGCAGCAGCAAAAGTACCATCACTTTTTACAATGACTGTACTAGCATCGGCTATTGAACCACTGGCTGTACCTTCTACTGTTGGAGCAGAACTTAAAGCAGCACCGTTAACAGTAATCGCACCCGTTACATTTATTCCACCCGAAGTCGTCTCTATTTTCTTGACGTTATTATGAAATAGCTCTACAGCTCCGTTATTTATTAGTTTTAGATAATACTCTGCGGATGTATTATTTCTAAAATAAATATCATTTACTGATTGCATGTATATATGACCTGCACCAGTATGTTTTATATGTGTATTAGTATTAGTACCATGATCTATGGTGAACTCACCACTATCTCCAAGTTTTAATTGTTTGCCATCTCCTAAAGCTATATGCTCACTAGATGTCCACGCATCAGTTGAGTTAACCCAGTTAAATGTCTTATCTGTTGCACCCTTAAGTGTAATACCACCACCATCAGCAGTCGCATCTGAAGGAGATGAAACGCTGCCTAACTCAATATTTTTGTCATCTACGTTAAGAGTTGTAGAGTTGATTGTCGTAGTAGTGCCGTTAACAGTCAGAGTGCCTGAAAGCGTTAAATTAACTCCAGTTGCTGTACCCGTAAGATTAGTATTTAATATTGTTGCGTAAGTAGCAGCATCAGCAGCACTAACAGTTTGTATGTAAGCCTTAACTGATTGTTGGCTTGGTGGCTTAGTAGCACTATCAGATGCAAAATTATCTTCATCTAAAAGATCAGATGAGATTGAATAATTATTAGCAGATGCTGCAATACCATTTAATTTACTATGGTCAGCATCTGTAAATACGTTGCTATCACTAGCACTTTCAACAAGTGTTCTTATTTCTGCTGCTGTCTGATCTGCTGTTGCACTAGCTTCAATACCATTTAACTTCGTATGATCTGCATCAGTAAAGACGTTTGAATCACCAGCATTTTCTACAAGTGTTCTAATCTCTGCTGCTGTTTGATCAGCAGTAGCATTAGTTTCAATACCATCTAGCTTTGTGCCGTCAGCCGATACATCTCTTCCGTCAAAAGTTTGACCAGCAACAAAAGTTTGTGCCCCTGTAAAAGTGTTAGAACCTAGTCCTGCTAAGTTTCCTGTTGCTGTTACTCCACCTTGCCAAGCTGATCCGTTATAAACTCTTAGCTCGTTTGTAGTTGTATTAAAGCAAAGATCTCCTTCATCGTTATTGCTTGTCGGATCACTACTTGCAATACGGTATCTATCAGCAAAATCGTTAACTCCACTCATATTTGTCGCTACTGTATTTACATTTGCTATTGCTCCTCCAACAGTATTTACATTGCTAATTGCTCCTGCGACAGTATTAATATTGCTTGAGTTAGAGTTAACAGAATTAATATTGGAACTGTTGTTTGCAACTGACGTTACGTTGGAACTAATACCTGCAACAGTAGTTACATTTCCACTTATTCCAGCAACAGTATTGATGTTTGAGTTATTAGCAGCAACTGTATTAATGTTGGTAGAGTTGTTACCAACTGTGTTTATGTTTGTAATATTGCCAGCGACAGTTGTGACTTCTGTTGCTTTAGGAGTTAAACGATGGAATGTATAAGTATGTTCAACACTTGTAGTTTCTACTATCATTCCGAAAGTAGCAGGAAATGTTGTACTAGCAGTTAGATTATTAATGAAAACTGTTGTGTTACCAACAGTGCCATTAGTGATTGTTGCAACTCCAGATCCACTGGAGGTGATGTTGTTGCTGAGAGCTTTAATAGATATAAGAGTTCCAGCCCCGCCATTAACGTCAGGGTTAGCGTTAGGAAAAGATGTTTCATTTGCTATTGGAACAAAGCCACCTACTTCTTCAACAAGATCAGTAATCCGAGCATCTATAGCTGCTGTAGTTGCAATCTTGTTATCAGCAGCAGACCATGTTTCGCCAGATTGAATCTCTTCTCCACTAGATAAATTATAAAATCTTGCATCTGCTTCTGTTTCTGTGTAATACCTATCGTCTAAAACACCATCAGTTAATAACTCAGTTTCTGTGTAATACCTGTTGTCTAAAGCTCCAGTAGCTATCTCTGAATCTCCTACTGAATTTGCTGCTAAATGAGAAGCATCTAATGGTGATGTTGCTATTAAATTTTTTATCTCTGTTACTGTTTGATCTGCTGTAGCGTTAGCTTCTATTGCGTTTAATTTACTGTGATCAGCGTCAGTAAATACATTTGAGTCAGTAGCATTTTCAACTGCTGTTCTTATCTCAGCATTACTTTGGTCAGCCGTTGCATTGTCTTCTATACCGTTTAATTTTGAATGATCAGCGTCAGTAAATACATTTGAGTCAGTAGCATTTTCAACTGCTGCTCTAATTTCAGCATCAGTTTGATCTTCTGTAGCATTAGTTTCAATATTTCCTAGCTTGACAAAACCACTTGTAGATAAAGCTCCTGGGTTAGATCCAGAAGCTAGTTGTAGTTTGCTTCCTGAAATTGCAGCATTTGCATTTACATCAGCATTGACGATTGTTCCGTCTTGGATCTGAGCAGAAGTAAATTGCTTTGTATCAACATAATTCTTAGTTGCTGCATCTTGTGCTGCTGTTGGGTCAGCTACATTAGTTAGCTTTTGACTGTTAAGCTCAGGAAGACCTGTGGTTTCGTCAACAACAACTGTTCTGCTTTGATTATCTTTTAGCTCTTGGTCTATATATAAACTCTGTAATGCACTTGTATCTAAGTCGTTAGCAGTAAGGGTTGAACCATCTGCATAATCAACAAGAGGAGTTCCTAACGATGAGTTTCTTCTTACTTCTACTCTTAAGTTTGCTGACGTTATACCTGTATTAAGTCGTATAAGTTTAGGAGATACGTTAGTTATTACTTGATACTGAGCCGATCCTGATCCTTGAGTAATCTTGTTGTAGTTGAGAAAAACCTCAATGTGCTCTTCTTTGATGTAAGGGAAGGTGAACTGAAAGTCAGTAGTACCCTGTGCTGACGAAGAATTGACTATGTACGATGCTGTGTAACTCATGGCTTAGTAGCTGACCTTCTCAGTAAATTGTGACACATTATCTGTATTTTGTTTCAAAGCCTTTCTTTTCAGTTCTCTTTCTGCTTCTTGTAATTCTCCTTGCAAAATAAGTTGACCTTTAGATGTTGTATTTTGAAATTCTTTTTTTGCAATTTCTTTGAAATCTGAAATTAAATCTTGTATGTCTAAAGCTTTATAGCTTGCCTCTCCTTTTCTTGGCGATTCGTCCATACTAGGCTTTTTCCAGTAGTTGCTAGTTACTAATTTAGTCATTTCTTGATGCCATGTTAACCCTTTAGAATTTCTGACAGTGGCAAAAATTCTTCTGTAATCATTTAATTCTGTAGGTGTTAAATATTGATCTGATCCAAAATCACTTGCAGTAGGCCCAAGAAAAGCAGTGCCCTTCCCGTGAAGGTTTGCAAGGTTTAATGCTACTGGGTCTGTAATCATTTTGCCTCTTCTAAAAGCGTTAACAAGAGGAACGTATTGCAACATTGATGCCATCCAAGGATGATTTTCTGCTAACTCTTTTGTAAAAAACATAGAGGGAGCTTCAACAGGAGGAGCACCAGGGGCCGTCCAGTCAACAATCGCAGGATTATCTTCCGAATAACCAGCCAATCCATTCTTAATTGTTGCCCATTGTTCTTCCCAGTAAGCCATAACTGGGTTTTCGTTTGTGCTTGGCTCGACAGTTCTTACTACTGAGTCTTGTCCGTAGCGACCTTGCTTAAAAGCACTTGCTAATGGAACTAATGTTGCACCTTGCCTTTGTAAATACTTTTGAAGAGCACCTCTTCTATTTGGCCCTGTGTAAATTTTGGAAGGATCAAACGCTGCTTCGACAAGTTCGTTAATTCCTCGGAAATAAGTTTTGTCAAGCTGTCCTGCAAGTGAAAGTCTTAAAATATCAAAAGATAATGCTGCTGCTGCTTTGCTTCTTTCTTCGTCTGTCATCATTGCTTGAGCGTCGTTGTAATCTCCAATAGCTCCGAACATTGTTGCGTAAGGTTCTAATGCTTCCATCGAAACAGGAGCATCCCACACTTGTTGTTCTTCATTCCATGTTTGAACGCTGTATGGCATTTGCCTTTCTCTTAGCCATTTTTGTTTTGCAGCGTAATCAACTGGCCCGCCACCGTTAAATCTAAGGAAACCAAATGCTGATGCACCTGTAAGAAGTTGCATTGCTGCATTACCTGTAGCCATTGCACCTAGTGCTCTTTGCCTTGTGCCAGGGTCAGAACTTGCAACATCTCTCCACCAAGTATCAACAAATATAGCTCCAGGGATAGGTGTGCCAGGGATAGTTGATCTTACTAAATAAGCTTTAAAAATATTAGTTGGTACTTTCATAAAGGGAACCATGAATTTTGCTACTGGCCCTACTACTGGAAATTCTCTAGCTCTTGCTAACAAAATTGATGGAACAGAACCCCATCGACCTGGTGCAAGCAAGTCTTGAGAAGCTTCGTGGCTTGTCATTCTATTTGCAATTCTTTGTACTAAATTTCCATGCTCGACATAATCTTTAGCGAAATCTAGTAGCTCGTTGTCTTTTAGTCCTCTTGCCTTACCTTTTTGCATACCATCTTGCAGTGTTCTTTTATCCATTGTCGCCATTAAATCATCTGTAAAGTTGACAGCATCTGCAAATCGTTGAGCAAAAGGGCTGTCCATAGTTGCTTCTGTTATTGTTTTTCCGTCTATCACTGCTGCTTTGACAGCACTATCTGTACGTTTTTGGGCATAAGCAAAAGCTTCTTCAAAAGCTTCTTTGCTGTTCTTTTTAAGTCCTTTTTCTACTGCTAGTTCCATACCTCTAGGCATGTGCCTGAAATATTCATAGCTCCAACCAGCGACAGTACTGTTGAAGGAATCAATGGTTACCGCCATTCTTCCTCCTAAAGTTCCTAAAGCTTTCCAAAGATGATTTTGAACTTGCCCAGGGAGTGTTTTTGCATATTCAGCATCCATATCCATAGTATTTATGCTCCAGCCAGTCCTTGTACTTTCTGAAATCAACTCACCTTGAGCATCTTTTTGTGCAACTTTTCCTAAAGCATCAATACTTGATTTATCAAGGTTGCCCATTGGTCTTCCTGTTTGGAAACCAATCGCTGCGTTTCTAAAAGCGTGTCTAAGGTTGTTCCAATAATTTCCATATAACTGCAAGGAATACAAAGCTCTGTCCATATCTCCTGAAATTGCTCCACCTATGGATTGCTCAAGAGTTAAAGCACTTAAATTAAACATACCGTTAAAGAGTCCTTTGCCAGCAGTCATTCCTCCGCTAATAAGGTTGCTACTTCTATAAATTTCAAATCCTTTAATTGCTGTTTCTCTTTTTCCAAGGTCTTGCCATCCAGACCATATTTTGTCGGCAGAAGCTGGTGATGCTCCAGCAATTAATATGTTGTCAGCTATCTCGTCAGCAGCAGCCTGTGCGTCTGGTGTAATTTTTCCTGTTTCTAATGCGTCACGCAAACCTACAAAAGCTCCTGCTGTTTCATCTAATGCAGGGTTTGTTCCTGGGGTAATCTTTAACTCTTCTTTTATTGCGTTATCTACATAGCTTCCTTGAGGTGGAGCAATACCGTCGTCAATGCTGTTATCTATATCAGGAAGCTTGTAATTGTCAGGCAAAGAGTAAGTGTCAATGTCTCTAGGTAACTGCATCTCTTGACCTAATTGGCCCCAAGGTCTTGTGACTTTCATAATTGCTCTATTCATTCTTCTTGAAGAATCAGCCGCAACAATTAAGCGAGCTAGTTGAACTCTTTTGTCTATCGTTGGATTATTGACAGAGTTATTCCACTTAGCTGCTTCTGCTTGTGCTGCAAATTGCAACTTGTCTGCAAAGTCTTGTGCCCTGTTTAATGCACCATTTTCATACTTATAAAACCCTTTAGCAAGTTCCGACAAACCTCTAAGTATCCCTGCTCCATCTGCTTGTCTTTTCTCAAACCATTGATGATTGTGCCTTTGCACAGTGATGCCGTCAAACTTAGGTATGCCTGATAATCCTGCTCTTGTATCTAGCTCTGCTCTTCCCATTGCTTCCATGCCAGCAATAAGATCTTCAGCTTGTGAGTTGTAAACATATTTGCCTGACCGACTCCTTACTTTCTGATACTTGTTTTGTGCCCATAGCTCTGCTCTTGTTACTTCTCCGTTCTTAAGTTTATCTTCGTTCTGCCTTAAAGCTTCTGCAAAACGTCTTGCAAAACTTTCGTCTTCATCTCCCATGTCAGGAGTTTTTCTTGTGTTGTTAACAGCAAGCATTGGGCCGTTAGGAGATGCTAGTGACTGTCTTTGCTTGTTTATAATCTTGTCTGCTTCCATCCTTGCCTTACCTGTAACTTCTCCTCTTTGTGGAAAATCACCTTCGTAGGCATTTTCAAAAATATCGTCAAAAGTATTTAAAGATTTACCTTCAAGGTATCTTTTGACTGCTTGCACTATCTCTGCGATTTTCTCAAAAGGCTCGTTCCATGTAGCCTTTGAGAATCTATCTCTTGTTAAATACCAGCCTTGAAAAGCCATTGCTTGCACTTCATTGCTGCTAGTAACTCCACTTAAAATATCTTTCTTTAACTGTGAACTTGTAACCGTTTGTGCTGCTAACTTCCTAAGTTCTTTGTCTGCACCTTGTAGGGTTAATAACTCTCTAGGTGTTAAATATCTAATCTGTAATCTATGAAATGCTTCGTGATAAGTAGCTTGAACCATTTCGCTTAATGTCATCCTTTTTCCCCCTGAGTTCATGGCGACCATAACTATGTCGTCTATTTCTCCAGTCAATTCTTTTGGCTGATACATTCCAAAAGCACTAAAAGTATCTCCTTCTTTTGCTCCATAAGCAGCAGCTTGTGCTTTATCTAATCTGCCTTCGATTGTGTCTAGCAATTCAAAGTCAACATCTTGTCCAGTAATTCTTCTTACTTCATCTCTTAGTTGCTTACGAATATTTAGATAGTCGTTAATCCTGTTGGTATGTCCTGTACCAAGGTTTACTTTCTTATGAACATTGGGAAGTTCTAGTTCTCCTGATAAGAATCCAGGTGTATCTTTGTCTGCTTCGTTTACATCTTCAATAACATCTTTCCAGTCTTTCGTTACACCCATTTCATTTTCAATCTTATCCCTTTTAGCCCAGTAAGTATCGTAGTTAGGATCACCTTCTAACGGCTCTTTACCTAAAGCTTTTATCTTTTTAGTTTTAGCTTGTTTCTGAAATTTTACTTCGGCTTGCATATCACGAATAGCCCTTCCTTCAGTAAGTATTTTCTTAGTTCCTGGCAATCTAAACTTAGGACTTTGCAAGAATATTATGGTGTCATTTACATCTTTCAATGCCTTTTGAACTGCTTCTTCTGTTGCAACTCTTGCGACATTTAAAAGATTAACTAAGTCCCCAACTGTATCGACAACTGTTCTATCTTTTCTCTTGACATTATTAGAAAATTTATCCATTGCTGCGACAAGTCTTCTAATAGCTATTTGCCCTTGCTCTTCGTTAGAAGCAAGTCTTAAGAACCTTGTAACAGGAGTGGTTTTAGGAACTTTTGCAATAGCAGTAGCAAGAGGCTGTGGTTCGGCTGCTTTAGTTTCTTCGACATTTCTAATTAACTTGTCGTCTGGAGTATCGACTACTCTTTGTTTTCTTACTGTTTGTCTAACTTTTCTAGGACTTGCTGGCACATCTTTCTTGCCTTGTACTAATTCTTTATCAATAGCTTTTTCAATTCGTTTTAGGTACTTAGCTATTCTTTTTTCTATTGCTTGTAAAGATTCTCCATCTTTAGTTTCTCCTACAATTTTTTCAAGCAGATCTCTAACTGGGCCTTTGTAATTTAAAACTTCATTGAATCTTTGTTTAACAGCTAACGCTTGTGCTCTTTGTGCCCTGCTCCCTAAAACTTCTACTGTGTTACCAGCTTCTTCTAGGATTTCTTTTGCTGCTCCACCTTTAGCTACTTGAGTTAAAGCAGTAACTTTGTTGCCTAGTTTCTTAAAAATAACAGACCTTACTCTCGATCTTTTAACCCAGTCGCTTGACTTCATATCCATGCCAAGTTCCTTTAAGAACCCTTCTTGCCCTTCAGTTGTGACAGAAAACTTGGCTTCGTTCATTGCTTGTTCTATGACTTCAGCCGACCATTTTCTTCCCTTGTTTGCAGAGGCCCATACATCTCTCATCACAGCAGGATCTACATCAGGAACAGAAGCAAGGGCTATACCTCTTTCTATTGTTGATTTTCCTGTCGCAATCTGAGTAAAGATTTCATTTGGTAATCGACTTAAAGCAAGACCTTTAGAAGCTTGACTGCCTGTTAAATCAATACCTCTTTCTGAAGCCATCTGTGTGGCATTTGGATCTCTAAAGATTTTTGCTGCATCAATAGCAGTTCCTTTATCGTCAGCAATATTTTGCAAAGCACCTATTGTTCTTGCTTCTGTGGCATTAGCTGCTTGTACTTCAAGAATACGAACTTGTGATCGACCTAATTTCTTAGCAAGAGCAAGTCTGTTGTGACCATTAACAACGACATATCTATCCGTTGCAGGATCACGCCATACATTAATATTTTGAGCTAGGTCGTCATCAAAGGCTTTTTGATCTTTAGTGAAAGTACCTGAGTCGCCTTCTGTTCTAAACTGACCAGCTTCTTTGAACTGAAACTCTTCTGGTTTTACATCTATGTCTGCAATATCTACAATCTCTGTGTTTGCTATTTCTGGTTTTCTAATATCACCATCCCAAGGGTCTGGAGAAATATTTGTATTAGTAGCATCTGCCATGTGCTCTGACTTCTTTAGCTCTAAGCCAGCTTTTTCTAATGCTTTGCCTGTTTCAATCGTAGATTGAATCATCTCGACATCAGTGGGAGTATCAGCAATTATTTTTTCTGCTTTAACTGGGTCGTTCTTTAGTACACCTTCAAGTTCAAGAACACCTTGAACATCCCTCTGGAACATCTCATCATTTATAAGTCTTTCTTGTATTGGAACTTCTGTGTTCTCTTGAAATACGTTTAATACTCTTAGTGTTTTAATTGCTTTTTTGTCGCCATTTCCAGCCTTTTCAATTACAGAGGTAAGCTCTTCTCCTCCGTTATCAATATGATTTTTTATCTTAGCTAGATTCATTCCATTTCTTCTTTTTACCACTTGATTTACAAAGCCACTCCTTCTTGCGATTGCCTTACCAACAGGGAAGGCATGATTCATAAATGTTCCAACAAGGGCACCTTCATGCCTAGTAACTCCTACTGCGTCTAAGTAACTATCATCTGGATCTATTTTGAAAAAGCCATTTCCTGTATAAAAGTCAAAACTTCCATCGTCTTGCCACTCCCCTGTTGCTTGTGGCTCCCAAAAAAAAGTATCGTAAACAAAACCAGGAGCAAGACCTTCGAGAGTCTTTAAACCACTTACGGCTGCAATTTCTTGTGCTCTTTTTCCTCCAAGAAAAGGAACCCATTTTGGCAAGAGTCGTGGGTTTTTAACAAAAGGAATGTTACCAGCTTTTGTTTTTGCTCCATTTAAAATTGCAGCAACTTTTGGATCAAAGAAACCTTTGGCTCCTGCTATTCCTTTAGAGACAGCACCTATCTTCATCAAAGGAGCGAAAGCGTATTTAGCCGCTTTCATCATCATTATGTATTTGATTGGTTCTGCTATAAAACCTTCGACTGCATTAGTTTCTACATCTGCTAAAGGCTCTCCCCAAAGGATTCCGACATCTCCATCGCTTAATTTTCTATTTGGATCAAGCATTGCAGCACCAACATTTGCAGGCTGCTGAATAAAATCTCGTCCTGCTTTAAAAGTGGTCCTGCTTACTGATCTTCCTAGCCCTGACCCCTGAATATCTTTTAATACATATTCGCTAAATTGTTGCATACCTCCCTGTGCGGCTTCTTTACTAAAAAAGCCATATTCTTTTCCCTTGTCTACATACTCTCCTGCTGCTGGAACTATGCCGTCAGCAAGGGTTGCGATGCTACTTAAAACTGGAACTTGTTTAGTCCAGTCATTATCCATACCTTTGTCTTTAGTTTCTACATCACTTCTTTGAAAGAAATCTCCTTCCCATGTAGCTTCTTTCAAGCCTTCTTTATTAGTGGTGAACTGAAGGCCACTTTGGTTTAAATTTTCTTCTGACATGAAATTACTTCAGGTTGCTTAGATCAGGAGTTGCTCTGCCAGGGATAAACAGAGTCAATCCTTTATCCCTAGAGTCTATGCGAACTTTCTCTAATTGTTCTTTGATATTTTCAGGTAGATCGTTTGCAAAGTAATACTTCCATTGCCCCTCAAAGTAATCTGCAACTTTGTTTCTATAGCCTATCTTTGCTAAAAACTTTCTCATTGAGTCACTAAGGTATCCCTCTTTAAGTAACGACCTTAATTCTCTTTCAAAGTCTGGCCCTGACAAAACTCGACCTACTTTTAATTGATTGTCTATTTTTGTTTTGTCTCCATCTAGTAAAGGTTTTTTCATTCTTGCATCTAAGTCTTTAATGATACCTGTTTGGTTGATTGGTAACTCTTGGGTTTCTGTATCTAAGCTTTTGCTGTATTTATCTATTATTGCTAAGTCAGATTGTTTGTATTCTTGCTCTAAAACTCTTTGCCATGCTTCATCTCCTCCCTTGAAATCTGCTGGTGGCTCTTTACTAAAAACGGCAAGCTTGTTGTCTGCTCTTTCTTTATTCATGTCTTCAAAAAATACGACATAATTTTGCAAGCCTGTTCCGTCAAGCTCGTCAGAACTAGCGTTACCGTTACCTTGCAAGATTAAAATATCTCTTTTTCTTTTTTGTAATTGTTTAAGTTTGTCTTTGACGCTTCTTCTGTAAACAGACAGATTACCTTTATCGTCTTCTCTTGAGACTCTTGTGGAATAAGGATTGAGATTCTTCTGAGTTAATCCTCTAGTAACTAAATTCTCAAGCCTAAGTCTTTTAGTTGTTGTATCTAAATCATTATTGTTAACTATTGCAGACGCTTCTTCTATTAAAGCTTCCTGAACAGGTTTACTAAATGCTCTTTGATTTATTGTCGCTCTATCATTTACAAGTTGAAGGGCTTTTGCTTTAGCAACAGGATCATTCTTTAATACTGAATCGTTCTCTATTGCTTTCGTAGCTCTTTCTATTGCTGCTGTTCTATCTTTCGTAGTTTCATAAGTCTCCGAATCATTTAGTCCTGCGATTTCGAAATACTTTTCTCCTGCATCTTCTCCTACATCTTGAGATAAAAAATCGTGGTAATTTTTTAACTGTTTGTTTTGTTTAAGTATAGCCATCTTTAACTCTTGCTTTGCTTCTGGGTTAAGTCTATCTATCAACATCTCACCGTTCGGCCCTGCTTGTATTTTAGAAAAAATTTCTAAAGATCTGGTCAAATAATAACGTGACTCAAGTGCATCTACCTCTCTTCTTACTTCTACTCTTCCTTCAGGAATTGGCTCCCAAGTATTAATCTTATTGCCGTTATCTAATATAATTTTTTCCGACATTTTTGTACTTAACGATGTCAATATTTTTGATACAGAATCAGCAACTTCTTGATAACCTTCTATGCCTAAAACTCTTCTAGCCATATCAAGTCTGTCACTTATTCTTTCTGCGACAACATCAGGAGTAGCAGTCTTTGCATAAAAATCTTCTTCAGTTGCATAGTTAACCATGTCTATATATTGTTTCTTTTTCCAAGTGGCGTGTCTTTCTGCGTGACCACCTATTGCTCTTCTAAATATTTCTTTCCTTAAAGGATCAAGGTCTTTTCTTATTAACGGATCGACTGACAATGGCCCTGCTGCTTCTGTTAAAAGTTTTAGGAACTCAGGTGCATTAGGAGATACAGCAGATAGTTCTAATGTTCCACCTCTTGATAATTGTATTGAACCTGTCTCGTCAATCTTTCCTTCTAACGCATTTAACCTAGCTCTTTGTGTTGTTGCGTCGTAATATCTTTCTGTATAAGTCTGCTGCATCGGGCTTAACGCCTGATAATAATTGAATAATTTTTTAGCGTTTTCATCCCCTGCTATTGCTCGCTTTTCGGCAGCATCCCTTGCTTGAACAAAGGTTTGGCCTGGGTAATCTTTTTGAAATAAATCAGAAGTTGTTTCTCCTACTAATCGTCTTTCGTCGTCAACATCTTTTGCACGTTGAATACCAGCACTAGCAAATTGTTTTAAATTTGTATTTAAAGAACCAAGTTCGTTTGCAAGTTTCTCAAGATTACTTATAGATGCTGGCTCTGGTGTCAGTTGAGGATCGCTAAGTACAACTGGCCCTGGTGCGTTAGGGCTTCGTGCTTGAACAAAGCTAGAGACAGGTGCAGCTTGAGGTCTTAATGCTGGTTCGTTTATCGACAGTTCTTGAAATGGTGTGGAGGCAGCACCCATGCTTGGCCCACCTATTGAACGTCTTGATGTTTTCTTAGTTAACGATGGCTTCATAGTTATCCTCTGGTATATCCACCAGCTTTAGTGTATTTAAAGCCAGCTTGGTTGATTGCACTTGCCGTATTCAATCCAGTAGTAGCACCTCCTAATCCAGCACTTAATATTCCCGCAAAACCAGGGCCACGAACTTTTCCTCTCTTCATTGGTTTTAGTGGATCTAAGTACGTTCTTTCTAAGTATGGTTGCTGACTTGCAATACGACTAGCTCTTTCTACTCCTGCCCCTCTCTTTTGTTCTTGTATCTGCTTACCTGTGAAGGCTAAGTTTTGTGATGTCGCATAATCAAAGACCGCTTGCTCTCGCCTTGCGTCTGCAATTAAGTTTTGAATTGAGTTACCGAAACGACCTGCTGCAAGTATCTCACCTTTAGCTTCCATAGCTTCTAATGCTGCTCCTCTTTTAGCTTGTCCTGCTGCTTCTTGTTCCTGCATTAGCTGTAG